GGTCAATGCCCACGTCTTGCCTCGCACTGCAAAAAGGGCATGAAATGTTTGGCGTATATTCTCTGCCATAAGCATTCTTTCTAGCATTGACAACAATGGCGGTGAGATCGCCGGGTAATATTTCATGCCCAGTGATCTGATCCAAAGCTATGCTTTGCACGAGCTTTATAAACGTTATTCCTCTTTCCTTGTATGCTTCGGTCAGTAAAATACTTTCTTCTTTTGCGGTCATGTAACGTACTTCAACTTCTCTTTTATTGCGCCAAGGGTGTCCTTCGGGGTAAAACACTCCCTTAGAGGGAAGTTCTACAATATCTGTCGGTACATGGTAGCTTGGAGCAGCCGTGCTTTGTGCGGGCATTGGTGCCTGCATTCTATCTTCATTTCTCATCTTTCACCTATTTTATACTAGCGTTGTTGAAATTAGGGCTAGAAAACCTTCTAGCGTTGGGAGTGTTACCTCCCGAGTCTTTAAAGAACGTAAATTCGGCCCAGTCATAAGTCACATTAAACGATAGCGTGCTTAAATCTTCAGACGCATATGTGACTTGAGTCGGCGTCATTCCAACTATAAATGCGTTCCTGAGCACCCACTCTTCTACGATATCGCCTGCGGGATTTAGTATTCTTATCTTAAACGGCCCGAGTGAATCTATTAAGTCTCTTTTCGCCAAATCTTTATTTGGAACATTTATACTCTGCGGGTTCAAAAGATTCGGAGTATCGTAAGCTGTATAGAGTAACTTATCCATAAAGACGCCGGCTACTGAATTTATTACTTCTTTTGAAAATACTTCTATAACAGTGAAAGATATGTCTTTCCAATCTATTGTCTTGGGGTATTTAGAGGTCCAATTCAAAAGTTTTATTTCTTGAGTCTGAAGTGTGTATGACGGGCGCTGTACGTCTTTGATGTATGCGGCATCAATGCCACTTATGTTTAAAATAAACCGGTATTGCTGCTGAGCCTCGGTTAAGGCATTTTCCCTAGGAAGGTTAGGGGGTACAGGATAGTTGTAGTTTGTTACTTTTCTATCTTTTTCAAAAAAGAATGACATGCTATCCTAAATAGCCAGTCTGATTAATTTGCATCTAAGAGAGCTTGGTTGATCTCTACGTCAGCGTAATCAAATACTAGAGTTATACTAATGTTTAGGTTGTCTTCGCTACCGTAATTGAGATCACCAAAGTCAACTCCTGAGATCCAAGCATTCTTTAAGGTCCACTTTTCAGCGGTTTCGCCTTCGCCATTAATTACTCTAATTGCAATTTCGCCAAGAGTCCCAACGAATGCTTTCTTAGAGAAGGTCTTGCGATAGTTTGCTGGGTCTTCTGACCACTGATTTGGCCTTTTATACCCAGCAGATTCAATAACCTTCAATAGCTGACCCGCTACATCTACATTGATCATATCGACTAGAGTAACTGTAATGTCCCCATACGTTACTCTGCCGGGGAACTTAAATTCGTGACCAAGGTAATTGTGCCTAGCTCCAGTAGTAATAGTATACTTTGGCCTTGATGAAGTGATAATTGACCAAGCTGGAATTCCACCAATTGTCATTTGGTATTTAAACTTTCTTTTTGGTTCGATACTGGGGGCGCCCCAAGGTGGTAATGGATTTCCTGCCATCTTTATCTCCTATTAGTCCTCAAATGATGCACCCGTATTTGTAATAACAAAGTCTACAGCAATAAATTCAATTGCTCGGGCTGGTTGCAAGAAGACCTTAGCGTACAGAATATTCTGATCAATTAAGTCAGGAGTTGTAGTGGTTTCGTCCAATACTAATTTGTACGCTGTTAGGCCAAATCTTGCTTGAATGTCCTGTAAGAATGGCTCGGCACGGGCAATGAACCTATCCCATGTTTCTTGAACGTTGGGCTCAAAGATAAGATCTTTCGAGATCGCTGAAATACCTCTCTTTGTGAATAGCAGCAGCCTTCGTACATTAATACGATCTAGGGCACTTCTTGTTTGTTGCAGTGTTTTCTGCCCAAAGATAACAATCCCTTCTTGTGGGAAGCTAGCAATTGGGTTGATATTGGCCTCGTAAAGATCATCTCTGTCTCCAGATGTCAACTTATGAGTTACACCAATAACAGGCAAACCAGCAACACCAGTTGAAAGGCCGCCCCTGTTAAAGCCTGCTGGCGCAAACCAAGGCGCTTTTACTCTGTCTGTGTATGATATTGCACCAATAGCTGGGATGCTTGGCGGAACATATACTGAGTTGCCCTTTAGAGTGTCCCTGATTTGTACCCAAGGATAGTAAGTCGCTCCATAACTTGAGTTAAGCGAGCGGTCTTTCAGAGTATCAATAACATCTCTAGGTTGGCTCGCTACAGTTGGTTTAACGTTACCAAGAGACCCTTCATGCGCTGGAGTAAATCCATTGGCAGATAGATCAATGATTGCTAGAGCATCGGCTCTTGATTCAACTGTTTCAAGCAGATGGCTCGTCAAGCCTTGAGCCACAATACCGGGCATAGAAGCTAAGTTATACATTACAAACTCAGGGTCTCTAATTGTGTCAATAGCTTCCTTGACAGTGTTATAAGCATAGTTAGTTAGCTCATTACCTGAATCTAGTGCCTCTTTGCCAAACGGGTCTTTATATTTAATATTAACGCCGTCCGAACCATCAGTCAAGGGAATAGTGAAGGCATTAATTGGTGATTCCACGCTACCAGTTGGCTTTAGCAAATACGAAGAGCCGCTAAGCGCTGTAACAGATTCGTTTGATGCCCTTGAACCACTTGACCATGTGTATACATTTGTAGTTGGGTTATACACAATATCATCTAAAGTAAAGTAATATGCTACCTCTGTTGTGTCAGCTTTAGGATCATCCGATTCCAGCCCTGCGGCCAAAGGCTTGGCAAAGTCATAAACAGATTCATTCAACTTTGTTGAAGATGAAGTTTTACCAAACCAAGCCCCAAAGAAAGCCTGTGAGTTACTTGCTAGGCCGTCTTGCGCCGAAGATGAGCGCAGTGATTGCTGAGGAAACTTGAACCTTAAAGCACTTCCAGCGGCAAAGTTATCTTGTGGCATCTCAATCTTGTTAGTAGCAACAGATGCTGTAAAAGGTGTTAGAATACCCGTTGAAGTGGCTTCTGAATAATCGTCAACGGCAGTTGTTGTGTAAACAACGTCTGAGTATCGAGTTGGTCCAACATAACCAAATGGCAGGTAAGATGAGTTTGGAGCTGAATCGACCGTTGGGTTCATTTCTACTCTAATAAATTTTGATCTATTAGCATGGTCGCCTTTCTCTACTAACCTTCTCTTTGTACTATCGAACTCGTAATAAGCTGAACCAATTTTCTTGGCAACATAGTCATCAGATTCTGGGTTTAAATTACAACCATTAAACCTTTCTAAGAGTACAATAGCCTTGTCTTTATCTTCAATTCTGCGCACTAAGACATCAAACTTGCCGTATGGGTCAATGCTGTTTGAAGATTCACGAATATTGGCGATCGATATTTTTATGTTTTTCTGCGCCCACTCACCGTGGTCTAAGGCTATAAAACGGAACAGTTTTGTTGCATTGGCAGCATTAAACTCGCTGTAGACGCCGTTATCTTTTGTGATAATCCAGCCTGTTCTTGGATCTCTTTTTTGAATTCGTCGATCAGAATGTTCGTAAGCCGAATTGCCTAAACCTACAATCATGCCTGCATAGTTTACGCCAGACCCAGACAGCGGTGTGGGAAGTTCTCCATTCGTCGAAGCCAAGGACGAGGAATAGTCATTTTCAAAAGTCTCACCAAGCCAGTAGATCTCTGCGTCAACACTGGGCGTTAAAGCGGTATTTGTCTTTGTTGGGTCCGTGTTAAATACTTTGCGGGCAAACTTAGAATCACTTTCAAGCATACTGAATTCTACTGTTTTACTCACAGAAGAGCCTGAGATTGATAGCTTAAACCTATCGCTGGAATCTGCTGCAACTAACTGACCCAGTGCGCCGGTTAGAGTTGCACCTGTTACTGATTTCCCTGTTAGACCAACAAATCCTTTTTCCACATACCACACGGCAGCCAATGATCCTGTGGCGGTAACTGGGCTTGAGCCAGATAACGTTGCTGGAAATACGAATAGGCCGTAAGCCCCGCCTTCGCCTGCGCTGACGCCATTACTGAAATTTGCGTTAACTAAAGAACCGGAAGTCTTCCAACCGGCTTCGCCCGAATCAGTTGTTTTGTTTGCGTTCTCTTTACCAAGCAACCTAATGACTGTGCAGGTCGAGCTATTTTTTAACCAAGCTTGAGCGGCGTATGAAGCATAGGTTGGAGCCGAAAAGTTGCCGTTTCTCCAAGGATCTTTGGAATCACCGCCGGGATGGGGCTCGCCGTAAATAGAGACAAACTCTTCGAACGAATCAACGGTTACGGGGCGCATGGCGGGGCCGCTTACTGTTCTACCAATAATAACTGGGCCTTCGGCGGCGGCTTCTCTGGGCAACTGCGAATTGTCGATTTCATTTAGAAATACACCCGGAGAGATAAATTTAAATTTTTTTGCTGTCATCAATGATCTCCCAACAAACTATGCTACAGTAATTAGTATTGCAGGACTTAAAAAGAAGCTATTCGATAAAGCTGCCGTTTTCAAATTCGTTAATATCGCCAACTATTGTTCTCTCTCTTGGGAATCTAACCTTTACACGGTTCTGTTTTTTAAGAATCTTAGGGTCTTCTTGGTTGTCGCCCTTATTCAAGACATAACCAAGCACTTTCACAGAAAGAGTCGCTTCATAAATTTTTTCTTCAGCCTCTAAACTAGAAAGGTTGTTGTTGAACGAATAGTTGCTCTCTAAAAAGGCTTCGTATTTATGGCCGCCGTTATATATCATAAAATATCCGGGGGCTTCACGATTGAACGCCTCTACAATGTCATTCATTTGTTGCTGATAATCAGTGCGAATATTAATTGTATATTTTATATCATAAAACACAGGCATCGGAGCATACGAATACTCGTACACTATTCTTTCATTCTTAGGTGTTCTTGAGTTGTTTTGGCTGTTTAGTCGCAGTGAAGTTGCATTAGCAAAGTTCTTGGTTTTTTCTTGGACTATTTTCCTGCCCAATAAATACCTTGGAGTCTTAGCGTCCCGGTTAGGTTGGAGCAGACCCGGTGTAGGCCTGCCCTGTGCTGAGGCTTGCGCCACAGAGGCTCTTTCTATCGATATTAGCGGAAAGATTAAGGCTTCGGACTGGTGGTCCCTATCTTCCTTCCTATTCTTAACTTGGTACACTCTTTCTTGCGTTAACCAGACAATATTTACTTTCTTAAATCCATCGTTGGTGTTGACATGAATATTCAATCTATCATCGATCCAATCATTAAAAGCCACGTCTATGGTTTCAAAATTCGATGGAGCTGCTGTATAATATGTTGTAGTTTTTAAATATTTGTTAAATCCATACACAAACTCTGATGGGGTCTTGCAAGGAACCCATTTACCTGAAGAGTCTTGATGAGAGCCTCGGCAGTTAAACTTTTTAGCTACTGCACGGGCTGCACTTGAAGTATCAAATTGCCATTTCTTAACGGGCATTGAACTTTCCCTCTCTGGCCGTTATGCATTTAGCAGTTATTTCATATCTATTGTCGATTTGCCCGTACATTCTTTTTGGCTCTTCAAGTTCAACGATTTCATAATGTATATCACCGTATAGAACATAGTCGCCTATTCTAACGTAAAGATCTTGATCTTCAGTTAAGCGACGTTTATGAAATTTTATACTTATCTCTGAGCGGCGGTCTACACCGAACTTTCCTGAGCGTGTCTTATTTCCAGACCATTCAACCAAAGCATGAACCCTAATAGGAGATAGAAAGGACTTTTCTATTGCTTCGCCATATACAGGATGAAAGTTCGTATGCTCTATGCTGATTGGATAGTAAATAACTGTTTGCCCAATTATTCTTTCGTTAATTTCATCAGCGACGTTTTTAGCTAAATCCTTTTCCTTGTCTCCAATGAACAAGGGAGGTGGAGGTGCTGCTGGGCGGGACCATTCGTTATCAGATGACGACATTTAAACTATCCTATGTAAATTGGAAGAGGAGAATTAAGCATTGTCTTGCTAGCGCTTTCTGCTATCTCTGTGTCTCTTTTGGCAAGTTCGGCGTATGTTAATTCATTAAGCACTTTGTTTAGCTCTTCCCTTAGGGCGTCTTTTTCTGCCTTTGCTTGTTGCCAAAGTTCAGCATAGTTAAGAGTTATTGGCTCGCCGGGGATTGGAAGCGTAGTTGTTTTACCTCTTGAATGTCCAAGCATTTCCTTGGTTATAGCGAGTGCGTATCTTCTTATCCACTGCTTACCAATCGAGTTTATATTTTCGAATGGAATATTGCCAAATGGCAACGTGTTCATGTTGTTGACACCATCAGCACCTCGCCTTCTGTCGGCGTATTCTTCCCAAGCATCTTTTTCGACGGTAAAGTGAAACCAGAAAGTTTCTGGCTCAATTCCTGTCGGGGGCGGGAATAGCTTTAGCTTGTTATTCTTTATCTCGTAAGAATAGTGCGAGGCTCTAGTGTAAATTGAATCTTCATACATCATAGCCTGAAGTTTGTTCTGCCATGTAGGAACAATTTCATAAGTTGCGTCGTCGCTATACATACCATAGTTTGATAAATTTCCTACAACGTTTAACCCGCCATAAATCGCAAAGAAGCGCCACATGCTCAGCGGGGTCTTATAAAACATTCTTCGTATTGTTATCTTTTTAGTTCCTACTGTATCGCCCGTATCC